GAATATCACCAGCACAAAACAACTGAATTTTACGATTTAGGTATAGGTTCTAACACAAAGGAGCCTCTTTTGATGATTATAACAACAGCTGGCATGGATCTGACATACCCGTGCTATGTAACAGAATATCAGTACTGTTCTAAAGTTCTGGATCCAAACACAGATGTAGAAAACGATGAGTACCTGATTGACATCTGCGAAATGGACCCAGAAGATTATGAAGATATTTCAAATCTGGATAACGAAGAGACTTGGAAGAAAGCTAATCCGATTAGAATGACATATCCGGAAGGTGTCGATAAGATTCGCGGTGAATATAAGATTGCCAGAGAACAGCCGGAACATATGACGGCCTTCCTCACAAAATGTCTGGATGTCTGGGTGCAGGCGAAAGAGAATGGGTATATGGACATGTCGAAATGGAAAGCCTGCCAGGTGAATGAATTACCATTTGATATAACGGGGCATCCGGTGTATGTAGGTTTCGATATGTCTGCAAAGACAGATCTTACATCAGTGGCGTTTATGATTCCGTTTTTATCCGGGGAATATGATGCGAATAGAAAAGAAATAGTAAAGTATATTCTTTGGTCGCACAGTTTTATCCCGACAAGGGAGAAGCTTCAGGAACATATTATAAAAGACAAGGTTGCCTATGACGCGTGGGAACGTATGGGATTTCTGGAGGTAACAAACACTCCGATCGTAGATCAGGGAGCGGTTATGAGATATGTTCTTGAGACCTGCGAAAAAATGAAATTAAAAATACAATGCCTGTGCTTTGACCCTGCGAATGCGAGTAAATTAATGATGGATCTGTCAGATGAAGGATACGATGTCGAAGAAGTATTTCAGAGCCACAAACACCTAAACGAAGCAACACAGGGATTCAGAGAGCAGGTATTTTGCAGAAATATTATATATACTTACAATCCCCTGCTGAATTATGCGATGAGTAATGCGGTAATCCGGCAGAACAATGGACTGATCAAAATTGATAAAGATGCAACAACAAAAAGAATCGACCCGGTGGATGCAACGCTATGTGCGTATAAACTGGCAATGTTTCATACATTCGGAGACGATTACGGAGATTACATTGATAATTTTATTGAGGAGATATTGAAGGATTCTACAGAAAATTAAAGAAATGTGGAATTCCCTTGTTGGAGAGCCTACATCAATAGATGATGAAAGGCTAATGGAGTGGCTTGGAATTGATCCAAAAACCCCACGAAATGCAATTGGAGAAGTAACGTATTTTACATGCTTAAAAATGCTTTCAGAAACAATGGGGAAAATGCCACTGAAATTTTATAAGCAGACCGATAAGGGAAAAATACGGGCAGATCCGACGAGAGCTTCATGGCTCCTTATGAACAGGCCAAATCAGATCATGACTCCGGCGACATTCTGGGGCACGATAGAATATAATTGTGAACATTATGGAAATGCGTATGTATGGATACAGACGAAATTCGAGAAAAAGGGAAGATATGGAGGAGAATACAACATTCTTTCATTCTGGCCTATGCAGAGCAATTATGTGGATGTGCTAATGGATGATGTGGGAGTGTTCGGAGACGCAGGAAGGCTGTATTATCGATACAGCGATCCTAAGACCGGAAAGACATACACTTTTTCGCAGGATAATGTCCTGCACTTTAAAACATGGTGTACACTTAATGGAATCATGGGAAAACCGGTAAGGCAGATTTTACAGGATTCGATTTCAGGCGCAGTGGAGTCACAGAAATACTTGAATCAGCTGTATGCTAGCGGATTAACCGCAAAGGCAGCACTGCAGTATACCGGAGATCTTGATAAACCAAAGCGTATGGCCTTGCAAAAGGAATACAACGCATTACTTTCAGGCGCTAAAAACGCAGGTAAAGTGGTGGCAGTACCGGTCGGCATGACATTACAGCCGTTAAACGTAACTCTGGCAGATGCGCAGTATGCAGAGATAAAAAAATATACGGCGTTGCAGATCGCAGCAGCATTCGGAATTAAACCAAATCAGCTAAACAATTATGATAAGTCAAGCTATTCAAATTCTGAAAGCCAGCAGTTGGCATTCCTGGTGGACACGATGAGCTATAGATTGTCACAGTACGAGCAGGAGATAAACTATAAATGTCTTTCTGATACTGAGAAAAAAGAAGGATATTATTTTAAATTCAATGAAAAAGCAATATTGAGAACGGATTCAAAGACACAGAAGGAAGTAATAACTGGATACGTGCAGAACGGAATCTATACGATCAATGAGGGGAGAGATCTCCTTGATCTTCCTTTTGTGGACGGAGGAGATGTCAACATGGTAAACGGAACGTATCAGCCGATAACACATATAGGCGCGGCTTACGGAGTTAACACACAGGGAGGTGAAGGAGATGGAGATTGATGTAAGAGGGGATATCATCAGCAATGATGATAAATGGATTTACGACTGGCTGGACTGGGATTCCACATGTCCGAATGATATCAGGAATGCAATTACATCTCTTCAACCAGGAGAAATACTCACGGTAAACATAAACTCAGGCGGCGGCTCTGTGATGGCAGGACAGGAAATCTATTCTATTCTTGCCGGAAGAAGTGACGTGGAAATCAACATTCAATCGCTTGCTGGTAGTGCAGCCAGTGTGATTGCAATGGCAAACACATGCAAAATGAGCCCTGTTGCGACTATAATGATCCACAATGTCTCAATGTCAGGAGCTTCCGGAGATTATCATGATATGCAGAAGAACGCAGAAATCCTGAAAACAATGAACAGTGCGCTTTCGGAAGCGTATGCAAGAAAAACAGGAAGATCAAAAGATGAAATCCTGAAAATGATGGATAAGGAAACATGGATCACAGCAGAGAAGGCTCTTGAACTTGGATTTATTGATAAGATCGAGAATTCAGGGCAGCAGTTCTTTAATTGCGTGTGCGGAGTCAGACTGACGGATGAAATACGCAATAAAGTAAAACAGGAAAAAGAAGCCCAGGAAGCAAAAGAACAGCAGAAAAAAGAAATATTAAGAGACTTAGATCAGTATGGTATCTGAGCGGAACGGAGGATATAAGGAATAAAAAATTATTAGAACTTTTAAACTCTATTAATGAGAAAAAAACAATGGTACAGTCCCTGGTAGAGCAGGGAAAGCTGGAAGAAGCAAGAACAGCCAAGGAAGAACTTAAAGATATGCAGGAACAGTTTGACCTTCTGAAAGACATCATGGATCCAGACGGAGATGGAACAGCCAATCCACCACAGGAACCGAAATCGTTAGAAAATAACTCTATCAAAGAATTTGCTAATGCTGCAAGAAGAGGATTCCGAAACGCAACTATGGTAGAAGGCACACCTGCGGATGGAGGATATACAGTCCCGGAAGACATCCAGACACAGATCAATACCTACAGAGATGCAAAATTCTCTCTGATCAGCCTGGCTGATGTAGAAAATGTAACAACAAGCAAAGGCCAGAGAACATATAAGAAACGTGCGCAGCAGACTGGATTTGCGAAAGTGGGAGAAGGTGGAAAGATAACAGCTGGAACAACCCCGCAGTTCGAAAGAATCTCATACGAGATTGAGAAATATGCAGGATACTTCCCTTGCACAAATGAACTCCTTGCGGATACAGATGCAAATATCACAGGCACTTTGATAACATGGATTGCGGATGAGTCAAGAGTCACAAGAAATAAAATGATTCTTGAGCAGATTGCGACAAAGGATGTAACAGCAATGAAAGATCTTGATGATATCAAGAGAGCATTGAATATCACACTTGGACAGGCATTTAAACCTACTTCTGCAATTGTGACAAACGACGATGGGTTACAGTGGCTTGATACATTAAAGGATAACGAAGGAAGATATCTTCTCCAGCCGGATCCTGCAAATCCAATGCAGCTTAGACTTTGCGCTGGATCAACAATTGTTCCTGTCAAAGTTATTCCAAACTCCGATATGCCATCTGATACAAAGACAGCGGGGAGCAGAAAAATACCAGTTATTATCGGAGATCTGAAAGAGGGTATCAAATTCTGGGATAGAAACCAGACGACTCTTATGACATCTAACATCGCCCAGATCGGAGAGCTGAATGCATTTGAAGAAGATCTTACAATCTTCAGGGCAATTGAAAGGGAAGACTGCACGGTGAAAGACAAAGAAGCGTTCGTGAACGGGCAGCTGACAATTAAAGATGCAACTGTTACAGGAGTATGAGATAAGGCGGTGAACTGTGGATATTGATGCAGTAAAAGAGTATCTACGAATCGACGATGATGCAGACGACATGACCATAGAACTGATGATGAACGCTGCAAAAGAGTACATAAAAGATGCTGTCGGGAAATGTGATGAGAAGAATCCAAAAACGCAGATGTTATTCATGCTTATCATACAGGATCTCTACGAAAATCGTGTGCTGACAGTAAAGGAAGCAGACAAGCAACGACTGACACATGTGGTCGGATCAATGGTTCTTCAGCTACAGGCGTCACAACTGGAGGAAGAAAATGGTTGATATCGGAAAACTAAACAGGCGGATCACATTTCTCCGCCTGAACACTTCAGAAGATGAAATGGGTCAGGACAAATCCGAGTGGAAAAAATATCGGACAGTATGGGCAACTGTAAAACCATACAAAGCATCAGAATACAATTTCATGAGCAAATTAAAGCCGGAGGTTACACACAGGATGTACATCCGTTTCCGAAAAGATATTACTGCAGATATGAGGATTTTGTATCAGGGACACATGTTTTCCATTGCAGGTCCGCCGCTTGATATGGACAATACGCACAGAATGTTGGAAATCCAATGCGAGGAGGTGTTCGAAAGTGTCAAGTATCAACTTTGATTTTGACGCTTCGGAACTGATCCAGGCAATGGAGAAGGCGACAAAACAATATCCTGCATCTGCAGAAAAAGTTTTAAAGAAAGAAGCGAAAAATATTGCTAAGGATTTAAAAGGACGAGTAAATTCCGAAGCAAAAGGGCACCATTACCGGCAGGGGAAGAACAGCAGTGACGAAGAAACGCAGAAGCCATTAAGCGAGAGCTTCCGGCAGGGAAGAGTAATCCGTTCCGGAAGTAAAATGACAATCGCCGTAACGTCATCAGCTCCTCATTATCATTTGTACGAACTTGGCCATGATATGGTCACTCATAATCGGAAGGACAAGAAAGGAAGAGGGAGAGCAGGAACTGGAAAGAAAGTCGGAGAAGTAAAAGGAAGAAAGACAGTTGCAAGATATATGGCACAGCGTGCGGACCACGCAGAGCTGATCGGACAGGAACTGCTTGACGAAATATTAAAGGAGGCTGGAATTGACTCTTAAAGAAATAAAAAAAGCGGTTAATTCCGCTTTAAAAGAAAGATATCCGGAATACAAAATCTATGGCGCCGATACAATAGAAGGCTATACCAGACCTTCTTTTTTTGTATATACAACACAGACCTTTTCAGAATCAACAAAAAATGCCAGACATAAGAATGTAGAGGTTGAAATCTACTACATACAAAAAGCGGCAAACGAGGCAGATGGAACAGATTTTTTCACCATAATGGAAGAAATGTTCGGGCAGAAACTGACAGTAGGCAGCAGAAGCTTGAATACAAGCGACATGGAATTAACCTTCCAGGGAGAAAATGCAAATGTACCGATGTGTAGATTCGACGTAGAATTCTGGGACCGGATCGAAAGACAGGAAAATGTTGAAACAATGAAAATATTAATGCTTGGACAGGAGGTAAAAGACTAGGGGCTTACCAACAATGAACGTTGTCTTTGTGGCAGCGGCAAGAAAGACAATAAGACGAGCTGAACGCGGGACAGTTGGAATGATCGTAAAAGAAACAACGGTACCAACTGCAAACCCGACTGTTATCTACAGCGAAAAAGATATTCCGGAAGCATTTAGTGAAGAAAACAAAGAGCAGATCAAATTTGCACTGAAAGGAAATGACACAACTCCAAGAAAGGTAGTTGTATATGTCCTTGCAAAGACAGAAGAAAATTACAGCAAGGCTTTAGAATACTTTGAGATTAAAAAAGTAACATGGCTGTGCTGCCCGAC